AGCTCGGGGCACAAGATCGTGGCGTTGTCGTCGCGGCCGTCGAACCTGCGCGGCAAACAGGGCCGTGCGGTAATCGATGAAGCGGCCTTTCACGACGATCTCTCCGCCCTGCTCAAAGCCGCACTCGCGTTTACGATGTGGGGCGGCGCGGTGCGAATAATCTCAACGCATAACGGAGCCGAGAACGCATTCAACGAGCTAGTCAACGATGTGCGGGCGGGACGCCGGCCCTTCTCACTGCACCGCATTACGATCGATGACGCGATCGCCGACGGACTATACCATCGCATATGCCAGAAGACCGGAGCCCGGTGGTCGAGCGCGGGAGAACGCGAATGGCGGGCGCAACTATTCGAGCAGTACGGCGAGAACGGAACCGAGGAACTACTCTGTATACCGCGCGCGGAAGGCGGAGCATTTTTGTCGTCAAGCCTGATCGAAGGACGAATGCGCGATGGAGCGCCGGTGATCCGCTGGGAGCAGCCGGAGGGCTTCGCCAGCCGACCGGAGGCCGAGCGCGTAAAGGCGGCGCAGGATTTTTGCGACGCGGCGATCGCGCCGGCGCTGGCGACACTCGATTGCAACGCGGCCAGCTGCTTTGGTGAGGATTTCGGCAGATCGGGCGACCTCACCGTGATCTGGCCGCTGCAAATGACGCGAAATACGATGCGGCGCACACCCTTCGTGGTCGAGCTGCGCAACATACCATTTCGGCAGCAGGAACAAATACTCTTTTTCATAGTCGATCGGCTGCCGCGGATGATCGCGGGTGCGATGGACGCGCGCGGCAATGGGCAGTACCTGGCCGAGACGGCGATGCAGCGTTACGGCGCGCGGATCCGGCAGGTGATGCTGACGGCGGAATGGTATCGGGAGAACATGCCGCGCTACAAGGCGGCGTTCGAGGACGCGCGGATCGAACTACCGCGCGACGCGGATATTTTGGCCGACCATCGCGCATTGGTGATGGAACGAGGCTTCGCGCACGTGCCGGAACGGCGGACCGCCGGGACCGCGGGCGGCCAGCGCCATGGCGACACGGCGATAGCGGCGGCGATGGCGTATTTCGCAAGTACAGCCGAAGTTCCGCGCATCGAATACACGGCGGCGTCCCGGCGACGATTCGGACAAGCGGCGGAGACGCCATACTCCATGCATAGCGCGGCACAGGAAGACGTGACCCGGCCGATCCGCGCGGGGGCGAGATTCAGCATGGCCGGCGGCGCATGGTGAGTGAAGCGTAACCGAACCATCGCGAACGGGACCGACCGAATAAGTAACGCGGAGACCCGCATGACCATATACGACGCGTACGGCCGAGTGGTGGATACATCGCTGTTGCATACGGAGCAGGCGGCTCCGACAATGACGGGAATCCGAAATATCTACTCGATAATGCATCCATCAGCGGGATTGACGCCGGAGAAGCTCGCAGCGGTACTGCGGCAGGCGGAATTCGGCGATCCATTTCTCTATCTCGAACTTGCCGAGGAAATGGAGGAGAAAGACCTGCATTACCTGGCGGTAATGGAGACGCGCAAGCAAGCAGTGGCGCAGCTCCCGATAAACATACAGCCGGCTTCAAGCGCGCGCGAAGATATCCGGATCGCAGACATGGTAAGCGAGGCGCTATTTGGCGGACCACTGGACCTGGGTGGTGCATTATTCGACGTACTCGATGCGCTCGGCAAAGGATTTTCGGCGACTGAGATTGTATGGGATACCTCGGGACACGAATGGGTACCGGCACGGCTTATCTGGCGAGATCCGCGCTGGTTTATGTTCGACTGGGTGAGTGGCGAGCAGGTACTGGTGCGCACACTCACCGACGAAGGCCAAACGATTCCGTTCGCAGCGGAAGATGGACAAGCGCACATGCAACCGCATCTAGCAGGCGGGCGCACTGCCCGGAGCGCCGGGCCGTGGAACGGCTTGCAACCGATGACGGCTCCCCTGGCGCCGTTCAAATTTATAGTTCACTTCGCGAAAGCCAAGTCCGGCCTACCAATCCGTGGCGGCCTCGCGCGCGCGTCCGGCTGGTCATACCTATTCAAGAACTACATATTGAAAGACTGGGTAACGTTCGCGGAAGTATTCGGGCAGCCGCTACGACTGGGCAAGTACAGCGCGGGCGCGACTGACGCCGACCGGCAGGCGCTACTCAGTGCGGTAGCCAATATCGGCACCGATGCAGCGGCGATTATTCCGGATTCGATGCTAATAGAGTTCACGGAGGCGCGCCAGAACGGAAGCGCCGAGCTCTACCAGCGATTTTGCGAATACCTCGATGCGCAGGTGAGCAAGGCCGTGCTCGGGCAGACACTGACCACTGATATACCGCGCGGCGGAGGATCGCGAGCGGCAGCGCAAGTCCATGACGCGGTGCGGCGCGATATCCTGGGCGCCGACGCGCGACGTCTTGCCGAGACGATCAGACGCGACCTGGTCAAGCCGATAGTGGATTTGAACACGGGTCCGCAGCGGCGCTATCCGAACGTACAGCTCGCGCTGCCGAGCGACCGGGACGACAAGGCATTCGCGGACATGATCGCGGAACTGGCGGACCGCGGACTGCGCGTCGGACAGAGGATGATACTCGATCGCCTCGGTCTGCCGGAAGCGGGCGCGGGCGAAGCCGTGCTCACGCCGGCCGAAGTCAACGGCAGGCGCGCGGCGGATGAGGCTTAAGCGAGCGAGCATCGATGGGCGAGACGTCTATATCCCCAGTTCAGATCAGACGGCACCGACTGACTACAGGTGAAACCTTTCACCCTTACAGAGAAGGTAAACCGATGTCACACTTCAGCACGATGAATGGCACAATCGGAATGCATACAACCGACGCAACGGGCCACGAATGCGGCGTGATTGGAACAATGTTGGACGGCGCGACGCCGGCGCCCGAATGGATCGAGCTGATTCCGGCGGGAGAGTTTGAAGGTCGGGATGGCAGAGGACCGTATCGCCTCGACGATCCCGCGGCGGTTATCGCGGCGACGGCCGCATTGAAGATGGAGGCGGGGCTGCCAATCGATTACGACCACGCGACAGATTTCGCCGCCCCCGAGGGCCGTCCGGCGCCAGCGGCAGGCTGGATTCGAGAGTTCGCGGCGCGTTGCGGCGCCTTATGGGGGCGCGTGGAATGGACGCGGCCGGGCGCCGAAGCGGTCGCAAGTCATCAGTATCGGTATATTTCGCCGGTGTTCGAATACGCGAAGGATGGAAACGTGATTCGCGTGCTGCGCGCGGCACTCACTAACAACCCGAATTTATACCTGACGGCGATTGCAGCACGGGTCGCCCGCGAACAACGGGAGATTGCAGACGGACCATCAGAAGACGCGGACGTGAGCACGAGGCCAAATGAGAACCTCAGTGCGGCGTTGGGCATGCTACTCGGTCTTGGCAAGGGCGCGAGCAGCGACGACATCATAGCGGAGATCACACGGCTATTAGCCGAGGCGTCGAAGGATCCTGCGGCATCGAAGACGGGGCGTAGCGGGACGCACACAGCCGACCCGGCGCATTACGTACCGATGGCGGAATTCGAGCGCGCGCTGTCGGAGTTGAACAACATACGCGCGAAGCACGCACGCGAGCGCGCAGAGCATCGCGTGGAGAGCGCGATGAAGGCCGGGAAGATAGCGCCGGCGCAACGCCAATGGGCGATCGCGTACTGTCAGTCGGACGCGGAGGCATTCGACGATTTCATCAAACGGCAACCGGCACTGATTGCGGGTTTTTCGGGTCCCGGGAGCGGCGAAAGGCGCAGCGATGAAAGCGAGGCGAACCGAATGCCGCACGCGAGGGTCGTACTGACGCGCGCCGAGGCGGCGGTCTGCGTGAGGCTCGGGATAAGGGCGGAGGAGTACGCGGCAAGCCGAGGGGCCCACGGCGAGCAATACCTCGAGGAGCGAAGAGGCTGAGCGGCGGCGGTGTCGAATAGCTATTTCAACCGGTGCGCGCAGCTGAAAGCGGCGCACGCGAGCGCAGCGGACAGAATACGGTGACAAGATGGCGGCATTAACGAATTCCCGAAACACGCCGGAGCTGGCGGACGGCGGTCGCATGCAGGTGTATCCGGTTGAGGCTAACACGACTGTCTATCTGGGCAGTATCGTGGCGCTGAACGCGAACGGCAACGCGGTGCCGGCGTCGAGCAACGCCGGCCTCAAGGTGATCGGCCGGGCGGAGATGATGTACGGCGGCGCACCGGGGCAGGACGCGGTGAATAATCCAGGAGCGGCGGGGGCGATATCGGTCGTATGCCGACGGGGCGTGTTCATGTATGCGGTGAACGACGCAACGATCGGTGCGGCGCAGGTCGGACAGCCATCGTTCGCGGTGGACGACAACTCGGTTTCGCTAAGCGACGGCGGCGGCACGACGGCGGTGATCGCACAATCGACGGCGTTTCCGGCGTCGGGCTCACCGCAAATTGTGAATGTGGGCCACGAGAACATCTCGAAGGTGCGAGTGCATAGCACGTCAGGCGGCGGCACAGTCTATACGGAAGGGACTGACTATGTGACCGACTACCAGGCGGGACTGATAATGCTGGTGAACGGCGGCGCGGTTGCCGTTGCGGGGACGGTATTCGTTGATTTTAACTGGGGCGCGCCGACGCGCAGCGTGGCCGGGCGCATCGTCAACCTCGATCCGAGCGGACAGGTGTGGATCGACTTCTGGCATCAGACGGCCCCGGCGGCATAGGCGAAGCCAAACGAGTCATCCGGCCAGTGCGCGGACACCGAAGTCAACGACGCGCCGGCTTTTCGAGGCAAATCAACCTTCACCGGGCGACCGCGCACAGCGGCAGGCCATTAAAGCAGGCACCATGGAAATCACCGCAGCAAACCTGACGGCACTTTTCACCGGGTTCGACGTAATCTTCCAGCGCGGCTTCGAGAAACCCCCGTCGTACTACGAAAAGCTTTCGACGGTAGTGCGCTCGACGTCACGGCAGACGACCTATCCGTGGCTGGGGCGGACGACGAAATTCCGCGAGTGGCTGGGCGAACGAGTAATCCAGGCTCTGGAAGCGCACAGCTACACAATTGTGAACAAGGATTTCGAAGACACGGTGAGTATCAGCCGCAACGATATTGAGGATGATACATACGGCGTTTACGAACCGGTCATCGAGCAGCTCGGCTGGGACACCAAGGTGCATCCGGACTCGCTGCTATTCACGATGATCAAGAACGCGGTGACAACGCCGGGCAGCGTGCTCGCATTCGACGGACAGCCGTTCTTTTCGGCCACGCATCCGGTGGGACCGCTGGGCGCGGCCAACGATGTTCGCGATTCCCTGGCCTCGAATATCAACTCGAGCGGCAGCGGGTCGTACTGGTATTTGATGGATGCTTCGCGCGCGGTGCGGCCGTTTATCTTTCAGCTCAGGCGCGAATACGCAATCACCCGCATGAATACGCTGACCGACGAGGCGGTGTTCACGCGGCGCGAATTCCGCTTCGGCGTGGACGGGCGCGCGAACACCGGAGTTGGCCTGTGGCAGCTCGCATACGCGAGCAATACGGACCTGAGTGTACCGACGAATTACGGGGCCGCGCGGGCGGCGATGCGGTCGATCAAGACTGACGCGGGATTACCCTTTGGCGCCCTGACCAGTCCGCGCGATGTATACCTGGTCGTTCCGCCGGCGCTGGAAGAAGTGGCGGCGCAATTGCTGCATTCGGATTTCATGGCGGGCGCGGGAGCGAGCGCGAGCGTGCCGACCGGGAACATCTGGAAAAATACCGCGACACTGATCGTGAGCGAATACCTGTCGTAGGAGAACAGCGCCTGGCGCCAGCGCGTGCCGGCTCCTGTCAGCCGCACAGCAGCGCTATCAGCGCGCAGGCCGAGCCAACAGGGCGGAACAAACAAGCCACGAACGGCACGGAATACGATGGCATACGCATTACCAAGCGACATGGCGGCGCGGTACCCGAATCGGGACCTTGTGCAACTGACTAATGAGGATCCGACGCAAACGACGGTCAACGACACGGTGCTGCAGGAGGCGCTCGATGATGCGTCGGCAGAACTCGACGGCTATCTCGAAAGCCGCTTCTCACTGCCACTGAACGACCCACCGGCGGTGCTGAACCGGCTGGCCTGCGATATCGCGATGTATCGGCTACAGGCGCTGCGTCCGCTGCACGACCTGGCGGACGCGCGCAAGCGGTACGAGGACGCGGTCGAGCTGCTGGTGCGGGTGGCGCGCGGCGAGGTGACATTGGGCCTCGCCGCGGACAACCTGGAACCGCCGATAGCGCAGGGAGCGGTGCTGACACAAGCGGGAGGTGATTCGAGTGGCGTGCTGCCGGCGCGGATTTTCAATCGCGGCACGCTGAAAGGCTTCTGACAATTATGGACGCCGCGGACTCCTGGCCGGCACAAAGGGAATAGTAATGCGAGTGAAATTCATCTGCGTGCGAGCCGAAAGGCGCAATAAATGGCATCCTGGTTACCTGGAGCATTCCGCGCGGCTGGTGCCGGTAGTCGATGGAACACCGCAAGCGCGCGAATACTTTGTCGAACCACCGGCAGGCGTGATCGAGCTGAACGGCCTAGCGGCCGAACAATTTACGGTAGGGCGAACGTACGTGGTGCACTTTGAAGAAGTGGTGCCCGACGAAAGCCGTGCTTCCCGCCGCAATGGCCCGCCGGCCGGGCGCGAGTAAGAGGTATCGATGGGCGCCGTAATTTTGGACAGTCCGTGGGCCGGGCAGAGCTACTCGCCGCCGACACCACTGGATATCTGGACGATCGAGTCTGCCATCGTCGCCCAGTTGATCGCGCGGGTCACCGGGATCGAAGTGGCGCATTTCCCCGACAGGCCGGAGTCATACCGAATGATGCATCGCGTCGGAGCTGCGCTCGTCCGGTACGACGGAGCGGATTACGGCCGGCTGATCGATACTGCGGCGGTGGTGCAGGAGCGCACCCTGAGATTCGAGATCACGCTGATGATGCGCGACCTGGGCTGGAACTATGGCGGCGCACCGGACGGTCCGAGCCCGGGAGCTTACACCATGATCGAGAGCGTGCGCGCAGCCCTGACTGGGTACCGCGTTCCGGGATGCGCCAAGTGCTATCCGGTGCGCGAACGCTTCGTCGAACGGGATAAGCAAGGCGGCGTGTGGATATACGCGATCGTCTTCGCACTAAAGACGGCGGCGGTTGAAGCGTCATCCACGGATAATTATCCGACCCTGGTGCTGGCGACCACCCAGGAACAGGGCGGCGTGACGAGCGTGAGCGTTGGCACGGCGGCTTATACGTTCAATTCGTCGGGGGCGATCCAACTGCCCAACGGGAATGTCACGGCCGTTGCATTGAGCAATATCACAAGCGGCGTGTTGTACGCGTTGGGCACCGACTACACGCTCGACTCAGTCAACGGAATACTCGCTCGGGTTACCAGCGGAACACTTCCTCAGGGAGCAACGATTAACGTCGCGTACAGCTACGCCGAGGTCGTTACAGCAGGGACCGGTGGCGGAAGTGCTCCGTTGGCACCGCGCAACTGATTACTCGGACGAGGGCGCGACGCAGGTCCGTCGACGCTGACGGCACACTGCACACCAAACCATACACGGGGGCTTCGCGGGAATACGCTCATAAGAAACGGTTTAACACTCAAGTGGACGAATAGGGTCACCGCTAGGACTGGTGGTCAACATCTATATGCACCGTCACGCGCAACAGACCACCGTTCCGCGGTGCGAATCAGAGGTAAACTAAATGCCCGCATCGTTTTTGCATGGAGTCGAAGTAATCGAGGTCACGAGCGGTCCGGCGCCGATAACCGTGGTCAAGTCGTCAGTAGTCGGTCTGATTGGCAGCGCGCCGCTGTGGTCGTCGAACGCCCCACCGTCCGTGAACTCGCCAACGCTGGTGAGTTCCGCGCAGGAGGGAGCAGTCTACGGTCCGGCGGTGCAGGGCTACACGATTCCATACGCACTTAACGCTATCCTAGCACAGGGAGCTGGCCAGGTGATCGTGGTCAACGTGTTCGACCCGACGATCCACTTCAGCGATATCGTCACGTCGCAAACGTTCAGCGCGGCCGGCGCCATAAACCTGAGCCACATGGGCATCTCCAATCTTTCGGTGCTACCGACGAACACGACCGCAGTAAGTGCTGAACCCCATATCTTTGGAGGAACGCCGGCGACGATCGAGCTTGCGCACGGAAATGTGCAAGCTTCATCGCTGATAGTGACTAGTAATCCGGCGGGAACAACATACGTCCAGGGAACTGACTATTTGGCTGACGCGCGCACGGGACTTATTACTCGGCTTTCGAGCGGAGCGATAACGGCAACACAGGCCGTCCTCGCCAGCTACAGTTACTACTCCGGAACGCCATATAGCGCCAGCACCGCGTACACCGCCGACCTGGTCAACGGCGTAGTGACGTTGGTGGCGGGCGGAGCGATCGCGGCGGGGGCAACGGTAATCGCGTCATTCAGCTATGCAGACCCGAGCAAGGTGCAGGACTCGGACATCATCGGGACGGTGGGCTCAGGTGGCTATACGGGTATACAGGCCCTGCTGACGACGTACGGCACGATGGGTTTTTTCGCGAAGTTGTTGGTCGCGCCAGGGTACTCACAGAATGGAGACGTCGCGACGGCAATGCTGGCGACGGCGACCAGTATACGGGCTATGGCACTGCTCGACGCGCCGTCGGGAACCGCGGTTTCGGCGGCGATCGCGAATCGGGGCGTCGCGGGAAACGCATTCGACACAAGTTCGACCCGGGCGATTTTGTGTTATCCGCAGGAGGCGTTTTACGATATTGGACTGGTGCCGACCGGAGTGACTTTGAACGGAACGACACCGGTCCGGCTGGCCGCAAATCACAACTCGATAGCGCCCTATTCTCAGTGGGTAGCGGGGGCGATGGCCGCAAAAGACCTGTCTAAAGGCTATTGGTGGTCGCCGTCGAATACCCTGGCGAACGGGATTCTTGGTCCAGATGTAACGCTTTATGCATCGATCCTCGATGCGTCATCGGATGTTAACAACCTGAACGCGGCGGGAATCGTGACGGTCTTCAACGCGTTCGGCACCGGGCTCAGACTGTGGGGCAACCGGACGGCCGGTTTTCCGAACGTGACGACACCCGACAACTTTATCAGCGTACGCCGAACGATGGATGTGATTGAGGAATCGGTGGAGCTGTCGATGCTGCAGTTTATTGACCAGCCGATTAGCAATGCGCTGATTACCGCGATCTTGGCGAGCGCCAACGCGTTTATACGCACGCTAATTCAGCGCGGCGCGCTGGTCGCGGGATCGGCCAGCTACAATCCAGCGGAGAATCCTGCCAACCAGATTGCCGCAGGCCAGTTGGTATTCGATATTGATGTGATGCCGCCGCCGCCTGCTGAGCGACTGACCTTCAACGTTTATATCGACTCGAGTTTGCTCAGCCAGCTTGGGACCGCGAGTGCGCTGACCAGTACGACGCTCAACGCATAATCGGACAAAGACTCACGGCGGACGCATAGCCAGCCGTGCCCGCATGAAAGCGGCAAGGATGACGCGATGGACATTTTGGTAAATCGTATAACGAATGCGAATATCTATATGGACGGCACGGGTTTGCTTGGAAGGGCCGAGGAAATCGAGGTGGCACAGCCGCACCATCGCATGGTCGACCATAAGGGACTGGGGATGGCCGGGACGGCCGAATTTTGGGCGGGCGTAGACAAGCTCGAGGCCAAGATCAAGTGGGCGTCGCTGTATCCTGAAGCGTTAACGGCGGCAGCCAGCCCCTTCACGTCGCATTCGTTCCAGGTTCGCGGCAGCCTCGAGCAGTACACCAGCCAGGGAAGGAACGCCGAGCTGCCAGTGGTCTATTTGATGACGGCGATATTCAAGGATGCGGGCGCCTTGCGCTTCCGGCAGCATGAGAACGTCGATTCCACGTCGAGCCTGACGGTCTACCATTCGGAGCTCTACGTAGCAGGAGCGCAAATCCATTTGTACGATGTACTCGCCAATATTTACGTGGTGAACGGTGTCGATCAGCTAGCCGTGTTTCGTGCGAACCTCGGCGGATGATCATATCGCGCTCACAGTTTGACCA